GATGCAGGGGGAGATTGTGGCACTGGTCCACAGTCATCCCGGTGGACTGCCCTGGCTGAGCGAGGCCGACCGGCGGCTGCAGATAAAAAGCGCACTGCCCTGGTGGCTGGTCAGCCGGGGTGACATTCACAAATTCCGCTGCGTTCCGCACCTGACGGGACGGCGCTTTGCGCACGGGGTGACGGACTGTTACACGCTGTTCCGGGATGCATACCATCTGGCAGGCATTGATATGCCGGATTTTCACCGTGAGGATGACTGGTGGTGCAACGGTCAGAACCTTTACCTGGACAATATGGAGGAAACGGGCTTTTACCGGGTGCCCCTGTCCTCTGCACTGCCGGGCGATATCCTGCTGTGCTGCTTCGGCGCATCGGTGGCTAATCATGCCGCCATTTACTGCGGCAACGGTGAACTGCTTCACCATCTGCCTGAACAACTGAGTAAACGGGAGAGGTATTCCGAAAAATGGCAACGACGAACGCATTCTGTCTGGCGTCACCGCCACTGGCACGCATCTGCCTTCACGGGGATTTACAACGATTTGGCCGCCGCTTCAGCCTGTATGTGAACACGGCGGCGGAAGCCATCCGCGCCCTGTCGCTGCAGGTGCCGGGCTTTCGCCGTCAGATGAACGAAGGCTGGTACCAGATACGCATTGCCGGTGAGGATACGGCACCGGAGGCGGTGTATGCCCGCCTTCACGAACCACTGGGTGAGGGAACGGTTATCCATATTGTGCCGCGACTGGCCGGGGCCGGAAAGGGCGGACTNCAGATTGTGCTGGGGGCGGCAGCCATCGTGGGCTCTTTCCTCACTGCCGGTGCCTCGATGGCGTTATGGGGTACAGCCCTGAGTGCCGGCGGTTTTTCTGCCACCACGATGCTGTTTTCACTGGGGGCCAGCATGATTCTGGGTGGTGTGGCCCAGATGCTGGCCCCGAAGGCAAAAACACCGGATTACCGCGCAACGGATAACGGCAGACAGAACACGTATTTTTCGTCACTGGACAACATGATTGCCCAGGGTAACCCGATGCCGGTGCCTTACGGGGAAATGCTGGTTGGCTCCCGCCGTATATCCCAGGACATCAGTACCCGTGATGAAGGCGGGTGCGGAAAGGTCGTGGTTATCGGGCGGCAGGGGTAAAAAGAATAAAAAAATCCCGCAGTGATCGCGGAGCTGCGGGGACAGACAAATGAAGATTAATGTTAAGGAGTTGTTTTTGTTACTCGGGCAAAAAAACACTAACGCAGCGAAATTATAAGCGCCACAGTCAGTGTGTGAAAATGTGAAGATATTCAGAATTTTTATGCCATTACCGGTTTTAACCAACAGGATTATCGGTTGGCATGAAAGAAAACCCCGGTATCTGCTGATACCGGGGTTTCTGTTTAGCATGGCAGAAATGTGTTTCATGCTTTTCGGGCGAAGGATATCCGACTTCTGTACGGAATGGCAAGTGGCGGATAATTTTTTCAGGGGAAGGGTGGATGGGAAAAAGTGGAGGGAAAGCACACACGCCTCGTGAGGCGAAGGATAATCTCAAATCCACGCAGATGATGAGCGTGACTGATGCGGTTGGTGAGGGACCGACAGAAGGCCCGGTGAAGGGACTGCAGAGTATCCTGGTGAACAAAACCCCGCTGACGGACACGGACGGTAATCCCGTGATACACGGTGTGACGGCGGTCTGGCGCGCCGGGGAGCAGGAGCAGACACCACCGGAAGGCTTTGAGTCCTCCGGAGCTGAAACTGTACTGGGCGTGGAAGTGACGAAGGCAAAACCGGTGACGCGCACCATTACGTCCGCGAACATTGACCGCCTGCGGGTGACCTTCGGGGTGCAGTCACTGGTGCAGACCACGTCAAAGGGTGACCGTAACCCGACGTCTGTCCGCCTGCTGATTCAGCTTGAGCGTGGTGGTAAATGGATGACGGAAAAGGATGTCACCATTAACGGCAAGACCACCTCGCAGTTTCTGGCGTCGGTGATTCTGGATAATCTGCCTCCCCGTCCTTTTAACATCCGGATGGTCAGGGAGACGGCGGACAGCACCACGGACCAGCTGCAGAATAAGACGCTCTGGTCGTCATACACCGAAATTATCGATGTGAAACAGTGCTACCCGAACACGGCCATTGTGGGGCTGCAGGTGGATGCGGAGCAGTTCGGCGGCCAGCAGATGACGGTGAACTACCATATCCGCGGTCGCATCATCCAGGTGCCGTCAAACTATGACCCGGAAAAACGCACGTACAGTGGTATCTGGGACGGCAGTCTGAAACCGGCATACAGTAACAATCCGGCCTGGTGTCTGTGGGACATGCTGACTCACCCGCGCTACGGCATGGGAAAACGTCTGGGGGCGGCGGATGTGGACAAGTGGGCGCTGTATGCCATCGGGCAGTACTGCGACCAGACGGTCCCGGATGGTTTCGGGGGCACAGAGCCGCGGATGACCTTTAATGCGTACCTGGCACAACAGCGTAAGGCGTGGGACGTTCTCAGTGATTTCTGCTCGGCGATGCGCTGTATGCCGGTATGGAACGGCCAGACGCTGACGTTCGTTCAGGACCGCCAGTCGGATGTGGTGTGGCCGTACACGAACAGCGATGTGGTGGTGGATGATAACGGCGTGGGGTTCCGCTACAGCTTCAGTGCCCTGAAGGACCGGCACACGGCGGTGGAGGTGAATTACACCGACCCGCAGAACGGCTGGCAGACCTCCACGGAACTGGTGGAAGACCCGGAAGCCATACTGCGCTACGGACGCAACCTGCTGAAGATGGATGCGTTCGGCTGCACCAGTCGCGGTCAGGCCCACCGTGCCGGGCTGTGGGTGATAAAGACAGAACTGCTGGAAACGCAGACGGTGGATTTCACACTCGGGTCACAGGGGCTGCGGCACACACCCGGTGACATCATTGAAATCTGTGATAACGACTATGCCGGAACCCTGACCGGCGGACGTGTCCTGTCCATTGATGCTGCCACCCGCACCCTGACGCTGGACCGTGAAGTGACACTTCCGGGGACAGGTACATCGACGGTGAACCTGATTAACGGCAGCGGTAAGCCGGTGAGTGTGGACATCACCGCACACCCCGCGCCGGACCGGATACAGGTCAGTACCCTGCCTGATGGTGTGGAGACATACGGGGTGTGGGGACTCTCCCTGCCGTCACTGCGCCGTCGCCTGTTCCGCTGTGTCTCCATCCGGGAAAACACGGACGGCACCTTTGCCATCACGGCAGTGCAGCACGTACCGGAAAAAGAAGCCATTGTGGATAACGGAGCCCGCTTTGAGCCGCAGTCAGGCACCCTGAACAGCGTTATCCCACCGGCAGTGCAGCACCTGACGGTGGAGGTGAGCGCAGCTGACAGCCAGTATCTGGCGCTGGCGAAATGGGACACGCCGAGGGTGGTGAAGGGCGTGCGCTTCAGTCTGCGCCTGACCAGTGGAAGCGGTGAGAACAGCCGCCTGCTGACCACCGCCATCACTGCCGATACGGAGCACCGTTTCAGTGGCCTGCCTCTCGGGGAATACACCCTGACGGTCAGGGCGATTAACAGCTATGGCCAGCAGGGCGAACCCGCCACCACCACGTTCCGGATTAACGCACCGGCAGCGCCTGCCGGTGTTGAACTGACGCCGGGGTATTTTCAGATAACGGCAGTCCCGAAACTGACCATTTATGACCCGACGGTGCAGTTTGAGTTCTGGTTTTCGGAGGCAAAAATTGCAGACGCCGCACAGGTGGAAACCTCTGCCCGTTATCTGGGGACCGGCAGTCAGTGGAGTGTCTCCGGTCCGCACATTAAGCCCGGAAAGGATTTCTGGTTTTATGTGCGCAGCGTCAACCTGGTGGGTAAATCTGCTTTTGTGGAAGCCAGTGGACGGGCGAGCAATGATGCTGCGGGCTATCTGGAACTTTTCCGGGAAAAGATAGGAAAAACGCATCTGGCAGAGGCGCTGTGGGCAGAGATTGACAACAGTCAGCTGAAGGACGAGATGGCGGAAATGCAGACCACCATCACCGAAACCCGCAATGAAATCACACAGACGGTCAGTAAAACGCTGGAGGACCAGAGCGCCACCATACAGCAAATCCAGCGTGTGCAGACGGACACCCGTAATGACCTGAACAGCATGTGGGCGGTGAAGCTGCAGAAGATGCAGGACGGACGCCTTTATATTGCC